TCCCAGAGGTACGCGACAAGTTCGACGCCGACCAGTGGGTGGACGAGTACGGCGAGGCCATCGGGGTTGTGCCGACCGTAATCCGTGGTGATGAAGAGGTCGCCGCCATCCGCGAGCAGCGCGCCCGACAGCAACAGCAAGCAGAGGCCCAGCAGGCCCTGGCCAGCGGCGTGCAGGCCGCCAAGCTCCTATCCGAAACCCAGATCACGGGCGATAACGCGCTCGGCCAGATCCTCGGAGCCTAAATGTTCGACGAAGACGATATCTCGCAACAGCGGGAGGAATCGACGCGCCTGGCGAAACAGCAGCGCATCTCCGATGTACGCGCCCAGATGGCAACCCAGACCGGGCGCCGCTTCGTGTGGCGGTTGCTGGTTGATACCCGCTTCGAGAGCCAAAAAACCCTGTTCGACACCCATGGCGGCCGGCAGAGCTACTTGATCGGCGCCTACGAGGTTGGCCGCGCCATGGCCGACGAGATCCGAACCCTGTGCCCTGAGCAGTACCTGCTGATGGTGCGGGAGAACACCCCTAAAACCGATGAGGTTGACCCATGACCGATGCAGTCGATACCGCCACCACTACCGCAAGCGGGAACGAGAGTGCGACGTCTGAGGCCGTGACCACCGAGCAGCAGACCGCTGCGACGGAGCAAGGCCAGCAGCAAGCCCAGCAAACCCAACAGGAGAAACAGGAGCAACAGGCCGCCGCGCCCGTTGTTCCGGAAGCCTACTCCTTCTCCAACCTCCCCGATGGCTACTCCATCAGCGACGAGCAGCTGGCCGCGTTCTCGCCAGTGCTGAAGGAACTGGGCCTGACCCAAGAGCAGGCAGACAAGCTCGTTGCATTCGATGCCCATCGATCCCTGGCGGCCCAAGAGGCAAGCCAGCAGCAGGCTGTTGAGTTCCGCAACAAGCAGGTGGGCGAATGGGAAACCGCACTGCGCGGTGATGCCGAGTTCGGCGGTGCCAACTTCGACGCCAACGTCGCTGTTGCGAAACAGGCGCTGGAAGCCTACGGAACCCCTGAACTGAGCGCAATGCTCAGCGAATCTGGCCTTGGCACCCACCCGGAAGTGGTTCGCTTCTTCCACAAGGTCGGCAAGGAGCTGGGCGAGGGCAAGCTGCACCGCACCACCACCGAAGTCCCAAAAACCGAAATGACCATCGTTGACGCCTTCCGGTAAGGCCAAGGAGTAACAAGTGGGAATCCTCACCTCGACCATGCCCACGCTGATCGACAAGTTCAGCCGGCAGGACAGCACGCAAAAAATCATGAAGATCGTCGAGACTATGGCTCGACAGAACGACATCCTGCAGGACGCCGAGTACATGGAGTGCAACGACGGCTCCAAGCACAAGACCACCATGCGCTCCGGCATCCCTGAGCCGACCTTCCGCATGTACAACCAGGGCGTTCAGCCAAGCAAATCGACCACCATTCCCGTGATTGACACCACTGGCATGATGACCGACTACGGCCTGGTCGATAAGGAATTGGCCGATCTCAGCGGCAACGCCGACGCGTTTCGAGCTTCCGAGAACCTCGGCAAGCTTCAGGGGTTCAACAACAAGTCAGCTCGCTACATGTTCTATGGCAACACCCAGACTGAGCCACAGGCGTTTCTGGGCCTGGCGCCACGCTACAACTCCCTTGCAGCTGAATCTGGCCGCAACATCGTTGACTCAGGCGGTACCGGGTCCACCAACACTTCGATCTGGATCGTTACCTGGGGCGAGCTCACCACGCACCTGTTGTACCCGAAAGGCAGCGTCGCCGGCTTCCAGCATCAGTTCAAAGGCGAAGAAACCGTCAAGGACGATGTTGGCGGAGAGTTCCAGGCATACCGCGATTACTTCAAGTGGGACATCGGCATGTCGGTACGGGATTGGCGAGCCAACGTCCGTGTCGCAAACATCGATGTCACCCAGCTGACCAAGGATGCATCGGCTGGCGCCGACCTGATCGACCGCCTGATCACAGCCTACTACCTGGTCGACAACCCGATGCAGGGCGAGGGTCGGACCGTTATCTATGCGAACCGCACCATTCAGACCTTCCTGCACAAGCAGGCGATGAACGCCAAAAACGTCAACCTGACCCTGGGCGAGTACGCCGGCCGCAAGATCCCGGAACTGCTTGGCATCCCGATCAAGCGCTGCGACGAACTGCTCAACACCGAAGCCCGCGTGGTTTAAGGAGATCATCATGCTTTTCGACAAGAAGCTGCTCATGTCGAATGCCCAGGCGATCACCGCCTCGGCAGCTTCGACCGACGTTATCGACCGCGGCGACCAGAAAGACGTTGGCCGTGCGGGCGATATCCCGCTGTGCATCCAGGTGGTCGAGGCGTTCAACACCCTGACCAGCCTGACCATCGAGATGCAGGCCGATGACAACTCGGCGTTCAGCTCGCCGCGCAGCCTGTTCTCAGTGGTTGTGCCCCTGGCCGACCTGAAGGCCGGCTACCAAACGCCGATCATCACGCTGCCGCAGAAGACCGAGCGTTATCTGCGCATGAACTACACCGTGACCGGGACTGCGCCAACCACTGGCAAGGTCACTGCCGGCATCGTTGCGGGGGTACAGACCAATGGTTAAGCGCTATCGCGTGACTCAGCGTTCGTTCATCAACGGCGCTCTGCTGGAGGCAGGTGCGGTCGTTTCGCTGATGATCGACTCGCCGGGCTCCAACCTGGAGCTGCTGGATGCGCCTGATGGGCAGGGCAGCGCCACACCGGCATTTACCGCTAAGCACAATGGCGGCGGCCGTTGGGTCGTGGTAGATGCCGCCGGCGATAAGGTTGGCGACTTCATCGGCGCAAGCAAGGAAGAGGCTCAGGCCGAGGCGGATCGTCTGATCGCTGCCAGCAAATCTGACGCCTGAGCCAGCACCATCCTGCATCCAGGGCCCTTCGGGGCCCTTTTTCATGGAGCCAGTTTCATGAGCTCGGTAATTGATATTTGCAACATGGCGCTTTTCCGCATCGGCAACGGCATGCGCATCGATGACCTGGAAGAGAACAGCCAGCCCGCCCGAATCTGCAAGCAGTTCTACGAGAGCAGCCGCGACTTTGTGCTGCGCGCTGACTGCGACTGGGGCTTCGCCACGGCCTTCGCACAACTGGCCGAGGTGGCGGACAACCCGAACCCCGAATACCCCTACGCGTACGCCGTGCCGAACGACTGCATGCGGGTTCGCCGCATCGTCAACCCGGTCTTTCCGCAG